GTATTTGGAATAAATCAACCTGCCGATGATGGAACACGAATTCACGCCGAGCGTGTGGCCATAGACAAATACCGTAGAGAATATGGTGAAATACCCGAGGGTAGTATTATCATTACTACACTGAGTCCATGCGACGAATTACACGATGCGACAGCAGATGACCGATATGGTGAAAGTTGTACCGATTTAGTCAATAAAAGTACAGTCCGTAAGGTCTATTGTGGCTATATGGATCACACACAAGGCGACGATCAACACGACGATCGTGAATTTACCCTGCTGGAAACAGCCAATCCTGATATACGTAGACTCTGCGAAAAGTTTGCCGCAACGTTCTTGACAACAGCGAAATAATACCTTATACTAGTGTATAAGGAGAACTTCACTATGAGTAAAGCATATGGTGCGCCTGAACAGGCCAAGATTAAACAAATCGTAGCGGAAGGCGTTACAGTCCTACAGGAAATTCAAGATCTAACCGAAGGGCTAAATGATACTATCAAAGCAGTAGCCGAAGAACTGGATGTCAAGCCCAGTGTAATTAAAAAAGCCATTCGTATTGCACAGAAAGATACATGGGATCAAGTATTCCGTGAGTTTGATGATTTGGAATCCATTGTGGATATCAGTGGTCATGCCAATCGTCGCAAGGACGATGAATAAATATGATTAATACTCTGTTTGGGCCTACCGTAGAGTGGATTAGGAGTGACTATGAGTCCAATCGTTTTCGGTTTATTATGGAGTTGGTTGCTTGGGCTCTTAGTATTGGGTGTGCTATTGCGATGGCTATCACAGTACCAACGCCTCCCTTTAATATTATGTACCCTCTGTGGATTACTGGTTGTGCTATCTATGCCTGGGCTGCTTGGACTCGCCGTTCATTTGGTATGCTGGCTAACTACCTCTTGCTTGTCACCATTGATTCCACAGGCCTGGTAAGGTTATTGCTAAATATACATTGAGTAAGGTTGGATCAGCCATAAATGATCATTGAGGTATTTGAGAGCCATAAATCTCAAAAGGAGAAAAACTATGAGTTATGTTGATGCCCGCTGGGATCGCGACCGAGATATTGTTCAGGTCGTTGAAAGAGATCCAAAAAAAGGTCGTATCTATCAAGAATACGCCGCCAGATATATTTTCTATTATCCAGATGCTCGAGGAAAATATCGCAGCATCCACAATGAGCCGTTGAACAAGGTAACGGCTAAAAGCTTCAAAGAATTTGTCAAAGAACAAAAGATTCACAGCAATCATCGCTTGTATGAAAGCGACATGAATCCTGCTTTCCGCTGTCTTGAAGAAAACTACCTAGGCCGAGATGCTCCAAAATTAAATGTAGCGTTCTTCGATATTGAAGTAGATTTTGATCCAGAACGTGGATATGCAGCACCCGATGATGCGTTCATGCCTATTACTGCTATTGCTGTACATCTACAATGGCTGGATACATTAGTATGTTTGGCCATTCCGCCTAAAACGCTAACTATGGCACAGGCACAGGAACAAGTTAAAGAATTTCCCAACACCATTCTATTTGAAACCGAATATGAAATGTTGGATACATTTCTTAATCTCATCGAAGATGCCGATGTGCTCAGTGGATGGAACAGCGAAGGATTCGATATACCATATACGGTAAATAGAGTCACCAAGGTATTAAGCAAGGAAGATACACGTAGGTTCTGTCTTTGGGATCAGATGCCTAAAAAACGCGAGTATGAAAAATATGGCAAAACTGCTGTTACATACGATCTAGTTGGCCGAGTACATTTAGATTCATTGGAACTTTACAGGAAATACACTTATGAAGAGCGTCACACATACCGATTGGATGCCATCGGAGAAATGGAAATTGGTGAAAACAAAACCGTCTATGAAGGATCTCTGGACCAACTCTACAACAACGACTTCCGAAAATTCATCGAATACAACCGGCAAGACTGCGCACTTCTGGACAAACTCGACAAAAAACTCAAATTCCTGGATCTAGCCAACACCATCGCACATGAAAACACTGTGCTACTACAGACTACCATGGGTGCTGTGGCTGTAACAGAACAGGCCATTGTAAACGAAGCACACCACCGTGGTATGATTGTGCCCAGTAGACCCAAACGTAGCGAGGATGGATCAGATACTCAAGCAGCCGGTGCTTATGTAGCGTATCCTAAAAAAGGCATTCACGACTGGATCGGCAGTATGGACATTAACAGTCTATATCCATCTGTGATTCGCGCACTAAACATGGGTCCAGAAACTATCATTGGTCAACTGCGCATGGATTATACCCGTGAAGAAATTGATGCTAAAATAGCCAAGGGATCCAGTTTTGCAGCAGCATGGGAAGGTAAATTTGGCACCAACGAATACGAATTTGTCATGGCACAGGATCGTACCCATGATATCGTCATTGACTGGGAAGATGGCCGAACTGATGTGATGAGTGGTGCTCAAATTTACGAAATGGTGTTTAATGGCAATAATCCCTGGATGATTTCAGCCAATGGCACTATCTTTACACACGAGTTTGAAGGTATTATTCCCGGCCTGCTTAAACGCTGGTATGCCGAGCGTAAGGAAATGCAGGCCAAACTACGAGACGCAATCAAAGCGGAGAATAAAATTGAAGAAGAATACTGGGACAAACGACAATTGGTTAAGAAAATTAATCTTAACAGTCTATACGGTGCTATTCTTAATGCTGGTTGTAGGTTCTTTGATAATCGCATCGGTCAGTCTACCACCCTTACCGGCCGTGCAATTGCCCGACATATGGCCGGTAAGATCAACGAAGTAGTAACCGGCGACTATAACCACGTTGGCAAAGCCATTATCTACGGTGATACAGACAGTGCTTACTTTACAGCCTATACTGCACTGAAGAATGAAATTGCCAAAGGAGAAGTTCCTTGGGATAAAGATACTGTGGTCAAACTATATGATACAGTGGCAGAAGAAGTAAACTCAACCTTTTCAGAGTTTATGCTGGATGCATTTCATTGTCCAAAATCACGTGGTGAGGTTATCAAAGCCGGTCGAGAGATTGTTGCCATCAAGGGCCTGTTCATTACCAAAAAGCGTTATGCTGTTCTTAACTATGACAAAGAAGGCAAACGGCTTGATGTAGATGGACGGCCGGGCAAAATCAAGGCCATGGGCTTGGATCTCAAACGCAGTGACACTCCGGAGTTTATGCAGAAGTTTTTGGAGGAAGTTCTTACTCGAGTACTGAATGGTGCCGAAGAATCAGAAATTCTCGAAATGATCACTGATTTTAGAACAGACTTTAAAACCCGCCCCGGGTGGGAAAAAGGCAGTCCTAAACGTGCTAACAACATTACCGAATATCAGGCCAAAGAAGCCAAACAGGGCAAAGCCAATATGCCAGGTCATGTTAGAGCCAGTATCAACTGGAATACTCTTAAACGCATGAACGGCGACAAGTATTCAATGAACATTGTTGACGGTATGAAAGTGATTGTGTGTAAACTCAAAGATAATCCATTGGGATACACCAGTGTGGCATATCCTGTAGATGAATTGCGTTTACCTAAATGGTTCCAGGAACTGCCATTTGATCACGGAGAAATGGAAGCCACTATTATCAACAACAAATTGGAAAATCTCATCGGAGTTTTGGAATGGGATTTAAACTCAACCACCCAAAACAATACATTCGGTAATCTTTTTTCATTCGATTAAATTTTACCTTGACTTCGTTTCAAAATCTAAATAAAATAACACAAAGGAAATATATCATGCTAGACCTACTCAAAGACATCGTTGCACATACACAAAAACTTGGAGTTCTTAACATTGTTAAGATCACCGGAACCGACCAGCAAACACTAATCGATTCCATGGCCGAAGACCGTACTGTGATCATGTATGCAGAAACTGCAACACCACATCCAGAAATGATTGGCACATTTGGTATGCCACAGTTAGAGAAACTTCGTTATCTTGTTGATGGCAAGGAATATCAACAGGATGCTACCATTGATGTTGTTTACGATACTCGCAATAACGACAAGGTGCCAGTGGGTCTTCATTTTGAAAATGCGGATGGCGATTTTAAAAACGATTATCGTTTTATGAATCAAGACATCATCAACGAAAAACTTAAAACCGTTAAATTCCGCGGTGTTAAATGGGACATTGAAGTGGATCCCACTGTCAGTGCTATCCAGAGATTTCAATTCCAAGCAGGTGCTAATACAGAACATGTTACTTTCTTGGCAAAAACCGACGGAGACAAATTGAAATTTATATTTGGTGATGTCAGTACACACGGTGGTGAATTTATATTTGCCACTGGTATTACTGGTAAGATTACCAAGTCGTGGACCTGGCCTGTAGCACCTGTGTTGGGTATTCTTAAAATCGCCGATGCCAACAACGCTAAAATCAGTTTCAGCAATGAAGGTGCTATGCAGATTACATTGGACAGCGGCCTAGTTACTTACAAATACATTATTCCAGCACAAGCATGAAACCGCCAATTGACCTAACTCCGCTACAACGGGATTATTCTGTATTTCTCCCGGCCATCAGTTCGTTCTACAGTACCTATGTAGCCAAACAACGACTCAGCGAGTATATACCCAAAGAGCGTATGCCTGTAGGGTTTGATCGCGGCATCGAAGGCATGAACTTTCTTAACCTCGAGCAAGGATATTTTACCTACAAATATGCCCTATACTCTGCAGGTCATGCCCAATTGGACCTTAAAAAAGCCTTTACTGATGATTCAATGCTGCAACAACGGGATCGTGCCAATACCATGGTTCTCGGTGACTCGGGTGGATACCAAATTGGTAAGGGTATTCTTAAATTTGACTGGAAAGACTTTGAAGGCAAGTCAGCCAATAAAACACGCGGAGAAATTGTTAATTGGTTAGAAGCAACAGCAGACTGGTCAATGACATTGGATGTTCCTATTTGGGCCTGTGATAAAAATAACAGAGTAAGAACTGGATTAACCAGTCCAGATGATTGCCTGGCAAAAACTCGATT